CGACGACTTCTATTACAAACAGCGCCCGCGCAAACACCGGTACATCTACCTCGTCGGGGACCGGACGTTCAAGAAGAAGACATGGCCCCTGATCCGGTACAAGAAGGAGCCTTACCCGAAACCGGAAGGATGGGAGCTTATATGACCCCCGCAGGCCGCCTACAGAACCACCTCAAGCAGAAAGTGCAGAAGAGTGGGGGTCAATACCGCAAGGTGCGCTGGGAGAGCCGCAGAGGCTGCCCAGACTGCTATGTGTGGTGGAAGGGGGGCAAGTCCGCCTTCATCGAAGTAAAGGCCGAAGGCGACCGCTACAGCAAAATTCAGGAGCGTGAGGTCGGGCGCATGCAGGACGCGGGTATTCCGGTGTTCACGGCGCGCACCATAGAAGACATCGACACGATAGTCGAAAAGATACGGAGCGGTAATGACACGGACGTTTAAGCCACACGACTATCAGGAGGAGGCCATGCGCTTCCTATATGACGTGCCGCGCTGCGCCCTGTGGATGCCCATGGGCGGCGGCAAGACGGTTACGACGCTGACGGCGTTGGACAACATGTCCGTCGTGGACGACATCTACCCCATACTCGTGCTGGCCCCGCTGCGCGTCGCGAAGTCAACGTGGCCTGAAGAGGTCGGCAAGTGGGATCACCTGTCGCACCTGCGCGTCAGTGTCATCACCGGCACGCCGAAGCAGCGCGAGCGTGCGCTGGCCAAGGACGCCGACATTTACACCATGAACTACGATAACATCGGTTGGCTTCGTAAGGAGCTGGGCGACGCGTGGCCGTTCAAGACAATCGTCTCCGACGAGTTCACGCGCCTGAAGTCCTACAGGCTGCGTCAGGGAGGCTCTAGGGCACGATTGCTGGGTCAGGTAGCCCACGGCGAGGGAAGCCGCTTTATCGGCCTCACAGGGACGCCTGCGCCCAACGGTGTGAAGGATTTGTGGGGGCAGACGTGGTTCATCGACAAGGGTGAGCGTCTGGGCCGCACGTTCAGCGCCTTCGAGCAGCGCTGGTTCCGCAAGGGATACGACGGCTACAGCCTCGTGCCATACGAGCACACGCAGCGTGAGGTCGAGGACAAGCTGCGCGACGTCTGCCTGACCGTCCGTGCGCTGCCAGTGGACGAGCCGAACGTGGTGCCGGTCTACACCGACTTCATTCCGTCCGTGCGGCAACTGTACACGTCGATGGAAACCGATATGTTTGCGCAGCTCGCGGAGAACGAGGTTGAGGCCGCCAACGCAGCCGTGCGGACGCAGAAGTTGTTGCAGATTACCAACGGCGCGCTGTACGTGGGCGAGGACGGGAAATGGGAGACTATCCATAATGCCAAGCTGGATGCGCTGGAAAGCATTATCGAGGAAGCTAACGGCGCGCCCGTGCTGGTGGCCTATAACTTCAAGCACGATCTCGAACGTCTACAAATGCGTTTCCGTCAAGGTCGGGTGTTGGACGCTGACCCTGATACGATCAGGGATTGGAACGCCGGACGGGTGCCAATACTATTCGCTCACCCTGCGTCGGCGGGACACGGCCTCAACCTCGCGGACGGGGGCAACATCCTCGCGTTCTTCGGGGTCAACTGGAACTTAGAAGAGCACATGCAGATCATCGAGCGCATCGGCCCCATGCGCCAGAAGCAGGCGGGGCACGACCGCCCTGTGCTGATATACCCGATACTGGCGCGCGGCACCGTGGACGAAGTCGTCATGGAGCGCCTGTCAAGCAAGCGCAGCATCCAAGAGGTGCTGCTAGAAGCCATGAAACGAAGGAAAAAGAAATGAGTAAGAGCTTTATATGTAGCGGCTGCGGTGTCGAGCACGACACAGTGAAGATGGCGTTGGACTGCTTCCAGTCGCATGAGGAGACGGCTAAAGTGCCAGAGCCGAAGGCTGCCGAGTTGCTGGGCCGCGCTGCGGCGCACATGCACGACCGTGCCTCGACCTACGACGAGCCAGAGGGCGAGCGGTCGATGGGCAAGATCGTGACGGCCTTCAACGCCATCACAGGCCGCGACCTGACCGAGAGCGAGGGTTGGATGTTCATGCAGCAAGTCAAGCTGGTGCGCCTGTTCACGCGCAGCGAGTATCATGCCGACAGCGCCGAGGATAATATCGCCTATGCCGCGTTGCTGGCCGAAGCTAAGGGAGACGGACGTTGACGCGGCTGAATAAGTACTTCTGCCCCCATGACGCGCCTTGGGAAATGCCGTGCGCGTTGTGTGAGGCGGAAGATATTACCTACGTACCGCGAAGCCCGAAGAGGAAACTTGCTCAGGGCGAACCGCAAGACCACCTTCCGCAAACCCATCTGGACCAAACTTCTTGACGGCATTGATGTACTCGGACACGCTGTCTACCCACTCTTGATCAAGCGGTTGTATGAGCGGGTTGTAGCCGAGGTCTTGGCGGATGGCTTTGGGCGCGCGCCCAAACAGGTAGCTTAATTGCCTAAACGGCTCGTACTGCTTCATCTCAGGGCGGTTATAAAGCTGCGACCAGACAAGTTCGCGGGGAACACCTACTTCAAAGCCGCCGAGGTACGTGCCTCCGAGCTTGTGTGAATAGTTCGGGTGCTGCATCGAAACATCTTCTGGTGCGAGTGGGCCTTTGCCGGGTTCCAAAGCTGAGATCGAAAATCCTGAAGTACCTTCTGGTGCGTACAATAGTTCTGGCGTGCTGATCCCTGCGCGATTTGCCCCAATGTCGGGGAAACCAGCGTTAAGAAACGGCGCGGAGTTCATGAGCTGCGTCACAGTGCGCCGCTGACCCATAGTTGTACGACCGATGTCGTTTAGTTGGTCGATAGCAGCGAGGGGGTTGGTCCCAAAGCCAATAAAATCACGGACGGCTTCGTCGTCTTTGCGTGTGGTGTTGCGGACCATGTCATCAAAGACAGCAAGGTCTTTTGGGTTGATATCACCCGCTGCAATTTGCCTACCAATCAGATCAATCATGGCGGTGGATTGGTCTGCGGCCTCCGGCCCCATAGTCGTATATACACCCGCAACTCGGCCCCCAAACCGATCCTGCGCTTCCTTGGCGGCGTTTTCCAAACCAGAGATCACAGATGGACCCGAAGCCCATACTTCCCTTCCACCAACGCCAAGCTGTTGCCGAGCGAAGTCAGGGCCTGCATACGCGCGCACGCCGCCTTCTTGGGGGCGGCCCGCGATATCAAGGATTTCGGTTCCGCCGCGCAGCTTGTCGCCGATAAACGGAATGATTGAGTTGAAATCCTTCGCAAGGTCTTCTGGGGTGATGAACTGACGTGGTGCCATTTCGACAAAAGGTTTGACGTTCGCTACAACCTTATTCGCAGGCAAGCCGCCGGAGAGACCAGAATAGCCTTTTTTGGATTGAGCGATAAAAGGTTTACGTCCCACAATCGGAACTTGGTTGGCAACAGCAAATGCGCCGCCACGACCAGACCCTTCTGGAAACTCAACATTAGCGAGTTCTGGGTGCGGGTTTTCGACCGGTTCAACGGGTTGATATTTTTCTTTGCGGGGCTTTGGTTCTGCCTTCGCAACCTTCTTCGTCGCACCTTTAATAGCCGTCTTCTCTGCGGCCTTAACCGCCTTACGTGTGGCAACGCCTGCGGGACGTCCGAGGATAGGCACAGCGGACAGCACGGCGGTCCCCGCCATCGCTTCCATCTTCTCAGCCTCGGCGTCGCGGCCCTGCGCACGCAGCTTGCGCGCAGTCTCGCGGACGTCACCGAAGTCACGGATGGCGGCGAGGGGTGAGAAGATTGCGTCTTCGATAAATGCGTTCGGGTCTTCCGTCGCCGCGTCGTAGGTAGCTTTCGCGATGCCCTTGATGTCACGGCCAACGCTTGAGGGCGTTGAGGTCTTGATATAGTTAACAACGCGTTTCGGTATCGACGCGATCCCGCTGCCGAGTTCGCCCACATTGGCGGTCGCCGCTTGGTTAGCACGACGACGCTCGACCTTCATCTGCTCGACGCGCCGCTTCTGCGCCGCTTCGGCATTCTTCTTGCGAACCGAAAGACTACCGGCCATTAACGTAACCCCTCTTAGCGGCGCATGCCGTAGTGTCGTGCCAGATCGGCGATGGATGCCATGCCGCCCATGCTGAACGCTTGAACGCTGCCACCACGATACTTACCGAGTGCTGGATCGCTGCGGTCCGCAAGTGGATCGGCTTCTGCGAGTTCGTCGGTGCCTACGAAATAGCGACGTCCGTCGCGCACCTCCGTTGGACGACCGTCCACCAAGATGGGGCTTTCCTCGGACGCTGCTTCCCCTTCGGCGACAGCAATTCGAGGGGTAATGGTGATAGGCTGGAAGGAAACTTCTTCACCACCTGTTACGTCGGGTGTACCCCTAGTTGGTGAGCCGCCCAGTATACCGCCAAAACCGCCAGCAAGAGTACGAGGGGCGTACCTCTCAAGCAGGTTGCCTATAATTTCTTGGTTGGGGCTGCGTGGATCAAACATACCCCTGTTCAGGAAGTTCTGCCCTACCCGCGAGTATGGTACCCCCGCGAGGGTCGCGGCAGTCGCGGCCAATATGCTCGGCATGACTAAGTCGCGAGGTTCGCCAGAAACCACACCAGTCTTGGGGTCTGTCTCTTCGCCCGGTTGTGCGAAGTAACCCCCCGCGCCGATAAGACCCGCAGTAGCTACAGGCAGTCCTAGCGGAGAACCTGTGCGTCCGCGAGGCGTCAGCACGTCTAAACCGGCGTCTGTCAGTTCCTGAAACGGGTAGTCCCGCGTGACCGAGGAGCCTTTTCCGGTAAACTTTTCGGCGTTGGCCATAGCAGCCGCCTGAAGCTGTTCTGGCGTAAACACGCCGCGAGTATCGAAACCTTCCTTCGGGGTGGCGCGCTTGACGGCGTCGCCAAGGATGCTGACTTTACGCCACGCACCGCGTGCGGCGTCGAACTGAGGTAGAACGTCAGGAGCCTGCCGCTCCACAACGCCGCGAATTTCGCCTTCGACTGCATTGAGACGCGGCGCGATGCTGCTTTCAAACAACTCGTTGTTTTTGAAACTACGCCCAATACGGTTAACTTTACCGAGGGCTGCTTGCACTTCCTCTCCAGTAAGGTTGCGGCCCGGTTTGAGGAGATCGCCGAGTTGATCGTTCAAGGCCTTGAGCATCTTGGGGCCGACGTCAGGCAGCTCGCCAAGTTCGGTCCAAGCGTTGGACAGGTTCCGCTGGAACACGTCGTCTTGCACCAAGGTTACGCCACTAAGCGCGTCCGTAAACGCCTGCGAGACGTTTTTGCGCGCAGTGCGGACACCGCGAGCGCCAACATCAGTACCAAAGTCCGCATACTTCTCGCCGAGACCTTCAAGGCTCTCGGATAGGGCTGCGCGGTTAAACGCTTCGGTGCCCTCGCCCAGCCGCGCGCTGATGGCGGGGCCAACGATTGGCAGTTGCGACAGACGGCTTTCGAATTTCTGCGCCCGTGGCCCTACGATCTCCCCTAACGTCAGCGGAATATTACGCTTGTTTAATTCAGCCAGCGCCTTGTCCCTGATAGCTTGCGCCGTGTCTCCGAGGACTTCGCCGGTTTTGTCCCGAACGCCAGACGCCACCCGTCCGAGGGTTTGGCCAGCCACGTCGCCAATCTTCCCACCTATAAGCCCCTCGCCTGCGCTAAACAGCGCATCAGGCACAGCGGCCAGACCTTCTTTATCCGAAGCGCCGTAACCGTAGAGGCCGCTTTGTAGGGCAGCCATCATGGCAGGGCTTAATTTAAGACCATAGCGGGCGGCCAACTGCTCGGCACCAGTGAGGCCTGTTATGCCGCCAATCGCTTGGCCAATCGTGAATGCGCCGGGTCGTTCAAGCTCTGCCCCTGTAATGGCAGCGCGGGCTGCCTGTGCGTCGCCTGTTAGGCTTGGGATGGCACCCATAGTGGCGAAGTCAGTCGCACCGAGAAGGGCCGTGCCCACTCCCGATTGAGCGAAATCACCAATCGCCTTTTCAGGCATGGATGCTTCCGTCCGAAGTGTTTCCACATCGATATAGTCTTCTGGCCCCGGCCCCTGTTTATTTTTGGGCTTCTTCAGCTCGGTTTCCCACCACTCAAGGTTGGTCGTCTTCGCGCCAAGGCCCGGTTCGACCTTATCCAAATACGCTTTGATGTCGGCAGCGCTACGCCCTTCCCGAAGCATCTTGCTTACGGTTACGTTGAGACCGCGCCGTTCTGGTGGCCGCTCGACGTTCTCCTCGGAGGTCGCGCCTCCGATGGTTCCCTGCGGAATGCCTTTGCTTCCGGCCTTGTCTTCGTCTGGAATGAGGCCGAACTGGAGGGCGACTTCGCGATTATCGGGATTGAAACCGCTGGTAATCGCAGAATAGCGGCGGAATTTACGTTCAATGTTGTTAAGCGTCTCCAACACTTCTTCTGGGTTGCGACCCAGATCGAGGTTGTCGATGCTGTTTTTCAGCGTCCGGTTCTCGTTGCGATCCATAGCGCCGAGGCCCGTTGCGCCAGCCGCCGATCCCGCACGCATCTGCTCCATAGTGCGGAGCAGAATATTCGCGCTGATAGTGCCTTCGGGGCCGAGTAGACCCTTGAGGCTGCGCGCCTGCGTCGTCGGAATATCGCCCAAGTACGAGCCAAATCCTGTAGACCAGCCGCTGACAAGGCGGCGCGCCTCGGCGATCCGCTCAAGGATATTGTTTACAGCTTCTGTATCTGTAGCTGCTTTTGTTACGGCACCCTGTTTAGCGGCGGCCACGGCGGCTTCAGTTGCATCGTTTTTAAGCCTTAGCTGGCGCAGCTCTTCCGGTGTGAGCGCCTCTGTGCGCGCTGCCGACGCCCCCGACGACGCAGCAGATGCTTGTTTTTGGCCGACATCAGCAGCAGCCGCTGCGGGGGCCACACCGGCTTCAGCTTCAGCGATGATGGCTTTTCCAGTCGCTTCGCGCTGCTTCGGTGTCGCTTTTGATGGGCCCCCGAAATCGGCGGGATTGATCGTTGCTTGCATTTAATTAGTCCCTTTGCCTAAGCGGGATAGCCCGCGCCGATAAGCGGCGGTGAACTGAGTTTCGTATCTTGGGTAGTAATCTACCAAAACTTTCAAATTAGCTTCGGTAGGCTCTGCTTCTAATTTGGCATACGCCGCCGCCTCGTCCGCAGGGGTGTTAAACGCGTTGTTATACGCTGCACCGATAGGTTTGTTAGTGGCGCGGTCAACAAGTACGCCATTAACTTCTATGCCTATAGGCGGTTTTGGTTGGTTAATCCGCGCCATAGCGAGGGACGTCGTCAAGCCCTGCTTGGCGAGGCCCACTTGCTGGGCAAGCCGGTTTGTCTGCAACTGCTCAAGCGCCTCTTGACGGCTGATCTCGCCCTGACGCTGGGCTTTCTGCTGCGCCGCCAAGACGGGTGTGATATTCTCCAAGATGCCGCCAAAGCCACGCCGCGATGTTGGTGCGGCTAACGCCGCCGACAACTGGAACATACGCTCGCTGAACGAGGGGCCGTAGCGTTTCTCCGCCAAGGCCTTTTCCATCGCGTCGTAGCGGGCCGTTTGCTCCGCCGCGAGTTTGTTGTACGAAGTCATGGCCGACTGGACATTGGGGTCTTTGTACACAGACAGGCCGCCAGCCGTCGCATCAGCGGCATTTGCCTCTGAAGGTAGAGCGCCCATCGTGTCTTCGTCCAATTCTTCGTCCATCGTAACTTCCTCTGCGTCGGATGCCTCTTGCGGCAAGCCTAATTCTGCCTTCATCTTACGAATGTGGTCTATCTGCCACTGCGCGAGGGGCGGGCTTCCCACGGTCACTTACCTTTTAGCGAGCCAACGATACCCGCCGCAGCGGTTAGCGCGCTGGCAATATCTTTCCCAGTCGATGAGTACTCCGGTTTGACGCCCGACGGCGAGATACCGTACTCTTGCGTCGCACTTGGGACGCCGGAGGCGACACCTTGGAACGTCTTCACCATGTTGTTGATCTGCTCTTGTGGGTAGCCCTGCTGACGCAGGAAGTCGCCGTAGGCTACATCGAGGTTCTTCTGGCCCTGCTGCTGCTCCAGCGCGCCAACGCCGCCAACCGCATTCGCGCCAGTTAGGCCGAGGGTCTGTGCCTGCGCGCCGAGGCCAGACAGAGCGCCGGAGGCGGCGAGCTGCTGTGCCTGCTGTGTCTGCGCCAAGCCGCCAGCCGTGTTTGCGAGAGTGCCAAAGCGTGATAGATCGGTGCCCGCAAGTCCAGCGGCTTCAGAGTATCCAGATTGGAGCGCCTTCGCCTGCTGTGCGAGGATGTCAGCGCTGACGTCGCGAACGGCGCGTGATGTATCGGTCATCATGCCCGACGGCGTGCCGCCCAAGCCGCCACGGCCACCGAAGCCGAGCTGACCGGCCTTGATGTAGCGGCCCTCGATCTCAGGCATAATGTTTTCGGTAAGGTTGCGCGTTCCGAGATCGGCAATGCGGTTGACGACGGCGTCATTGAACGGGTTCATGTACTGGCCGATATTCGACACGGATGTCTGGCCCGCCTGCGTTAGGTAAGGCTGCGCTACGTTCAGCGCGCCCGGCGCGTTTGCGGCGCTCTGCGCAACGTCTGTGGCCTGTCCGAGGAGAGGCTGATACGCGGTGGCCGCAGTGCCAGTCATGCCGAAGGCTTGCTGCTGCGTTGGCGTGAAGCCCGCGATGCGCGGCATAGGCGCGGTTTCGTAAGGACGGTTGGCAATAGCCTGCTGCCCCGACAGGATGTCCATCGCGTAGTTGGAGTACCACTCAGGCAGCACCTGCTGCTTGGTCATGTCCGTGAGGGCGGAGCCTTGCGGGATTGCGGCCCCCTCGGCTAGAAATGAACTGACAGCCATTAAATGCGTCCTCCAGACAGGTATGCTTCGGGCTTCTTGGCGTTAGCACTAAAACGGCCCTTTGCCAACTTCTGTCCCTTGTGTTTACGAACTTTGACCCGCAGGTCGTCTAACTTCTTCGCGCCAGCCTTGCTCGACCCGTCGCCGAGTAGGGCGACAGTCTCGGCGTCGATCACATATTCGCCGTCGGACAGCACCGCAGGGATGTCGTCGCTGCGTCCAGTGCCGGGGCCGTTGACCGCGAATGTGCTGCGGCCACCCTTGGCCATGGCCATAGGATCGCGCTCTTCCATGATTGGTCCAGCGGGGTTGCCGGGCACGGGTGTTGTGACAGGCGCAGGGTTGTTCTGCGCTGCGTAGTCGAAGAAGTTAAGCTCAGGCCGTGTGCCATAAGTCAGCCAGTCTTGATCGCCCAGCGGACGCGCTGTGCGGGCCGCGCCGATAGAGCCGAGACCGCCTGCGGATGGCAGCTTGGCCGAGAAGATCGGGTTCAAGCGGCCCGTGCCGCTGCCACCGTATGTGCCAGTTTGGCCTGAGCCATCGCCGCTACCGCCGACTAAGCCGGAAATGAGACCCGCGATGCGCAGGTACTCTTCAAGGCCGAGTTTGTTTTTCTTGGCTTCTTTTTCCGCTTCAGACAGCTTGTCCACTTCAGAAAGCAACTCAGGTTCTAACGTAAGACCGCCTGTGATCGGCACAGAGACTGGGGTGGTCTGTTCCACCTTGGGCGCTGTTGCCACGATTTCCTTGGTTACCTGATCGACACCGTTCACAACTGGGTTGCCGCTGTCAGTAATAGGTACCACCGGTGTGGTTTTAGCCGTGGTAGCGTCTACAACGATATCGTTCGGCAAAACCGCAGGGGCTGTTGCCGTAAGCGCGTTTAGACCACCGGTGACCGCGCCGGGGAGTTGGCCGGTTACCTTAATGAGGTCTTCGGCGTAGGGTTCTTCCGCTGCCGGTTGGACAAGCCGGTCTACAGCGGAGCTTCCCGTCAGGCCGCCGGTGACCGCGCCGGGGAGTTGGCCGGTTACCTTGATGATATCTTCAGTGCTGGGTTCCACCACTTCTGGTTGAACAAGCCGATCCACCACGGGGTTTCCTGTTTGTCCGCCTAAGCTCAGGCCGCCGGTAACCGCATTTGGAACGGAGCCGGTGACGTTAATGAGGTCACCGTCGTACCCACTGTTGTACGGCTGGCCTGTTCGAGGGTCGCTAAAGTCGTCTGAGGCGGCCTCGTTAAGGTACTTTTGAGTGGGCGTTTTGAACCCACCGAGGTTCACATTTGGTGTCGAAATGCTGGGTGTGGCATTGACTATGATTTCCGCATTTGGGCCGCCGTAGACGGCAGCGTCGCCACCAGTTCCGGCACCAGTGCTGGTGCTTGCGGAGGGTGCTTGGTTTATGCCAAGGCCTTTAACTATGTCGGGCGTGACGTAGCTAAGAGCGCCCGAAGCAACGCCACCAAGAAGTGAGTTCTTCAGGCTCTGGCCCGTGGCCAAGCCGCCTGCTGTTGCGCCGAGGCCCGTACCAATCGCGGTGCCCGCTCTAAGACCAATGTCCCCAATCTTACCTAAAGGGGCACCAAGAAGCTGGCCGCCAGCCGCAGACAAGCCGCCCATCGCCGCACCTTTGAGGATATTGTCACCCTTGAGGCCAGAACCCAGCCCGCCAAGGCCCGCTCCAAGGGCGATCTTACCCGCAGTGGATAGACCCGCCAAAGGAGCCGACATACCCATAGTCAGCGGGATCATCGCCAACGGCAGCACGGTGCCCGCCACATTGGCGATCTGGCCCAGCGTGCTCTTGTTCTTCTTCTCATACGCGACGGTCGAATAGTTGCCAGTCGGGTCTGCGGTCTGGATGCTGTAGTTCGCCTTGCGGCCAAACTGGTTCGTAAGGCCTTGACCCAATTCGGTTGCCTTGCGCGCAGCGTCAAAGCCTGTGCCCTCGAACACGATCTGGTTGGTGCGATGGTCAACGAGGCGCACAGGCTGATCAGCCCGCACCGCGAAGGTGTTGCCACCCGTCTGCGAAGTGGCGTTGCCTTTATTGGATAGCGGCGCGCCGATATACTGTAGGTTTGGGTCGTCTTGATACTGGCCGCCCATTGCGCCGCCACCGAAGTTCGAGCCGAAGTTCATCCCGTACAGGCTGTTTAGGCCGCTCAGGTCCAAGCCAGCCAACGCACTGAGGTCGTATGGCGCTGCGGTCTCAGCAGGCGCAGCCTCTTGCGTCACCGGCTCAACCGCCGCTTGCTGATACGCGTCCATTACCGGCGCGGCAGCCGCCATAGGGTCACCGTACATCATCGGCTGCGCGTACTGGTCCATGGGCGGGAGCATCATCTCGCTACCGAACATGTTGTATTCGTCGCCGAACATCGGCTCGTTCCTGTACATCATAGGCTCGCCATCCATCACGCGTCCGCCTACGGCGTAGCGCGGTACGGTCGTTTCCAGATAGTTACTGAAGCCGGGGATGTAGTTCATGAGCTTGTACCTTCGAGCATTGGATATACACGCATTCCCCACTCACGCCAATCAGAGAACTGATACGGATCAGGAATAATTTGTTGCGTAAATGGAGAGGCACGCAACAGCCCTATGGCCCAGCCTTGCCACTCGGCCTCTTCGGGCGGCACGCCGAACGACCACGCGTCGTTGACGGACAGTATGACCGAAGCGGCCCAGTCTTGCCAAGTCATGCCGCGAGGGTCGATCATCCGAGTGTTGTCCCATCGCCTTGCTGGACGTGTGCGAGTACGAGGCCCATCTGGTAGTTGCCACCGAGAGTGTTGCTCTCGAACCGGAAGCGCAGCTCGCGGCGCTGTGTCTTGAGGAAAACGACCTGCTCTTGCGGTGTCTGTGGGTCTTCCACAAACGTCATGATGACGCCGTTAACTTCAGGAGCGCGAGCGTTCGCACGGCCCATAACCTGCACCGTCATGTCGCCGCTCTGCACGAAGTCAGGCTCAAGCATAAGCACTTGCAGCGACTTGTTGATCTGCGCCGTGACGGGCAGAGACAAGTCGGCAGTCTCGAAGAAGGACTGTATCGGGTTGAGCGTCAGGCCGTCGATCTCGTCCGTGCCGACTTCGTGAACCCAGAACTTGTACGGATTGTCGAACACCAAATTAAACGTCGCGGCAGAACCCGCCCCACCAGTTACGCTGACGGGGTTGGTGGGTATCTCGGTGTACTGGCCTGCGTTACTGATTGTGATGCCAGTAATGCCGCCTGAGCCGTTGATGGTGGCGACCGTCAGCTCCGTGTCGAGTTGTCCTAGACCGCCCACGACGGTTAACGTGTTGCCCACTGCATAGCCAGTTCCTGCTGCGTTTACGGCAACGCTAACAGCCTCGGCCTCCTGCGGCTCAACGCCAGACAGGAGCGGCTTACTGAACACGGCGGGGAAGAGACCCGCACCGCGTCCGCCGTTGGGCAGCTCGGTGTCGTACCATGTATTCTCGCGCACGTTGTAGATGACGGCGTGGTTCGGTTCAATGCTGTCGCCGAACGGGAAGCACCACCATATCTCACCGAAGCGCGGCACCTTATACGCAAACACCTTCTGGCGCTGCGCGTAGTTCAGGTTGTCGAAAAAGAAGTTGATGTTCAGGTTGTTCTCGACTTCGCGCACGACGCCGTTGAACGACAGGAAGCGGTCGGTGCCGATCCAGTAGAAGATGCCGTCGTACTCGATGACGGACGCAGCCGACAGGATCGAGGATTGCGCGCTGATGGTGTCGAACTGGAACACCGCCGTGCCACCAACATAGGTGCCGCGAATGAGGCTGTCAGCCGACCAGAACAGTCCCGACGGGCTGTTGCCGGGGCCACCGCGCAGGGGCATGCCTTTGACGACCTTCTGGCCCGTGATGTAAGCGTTGCCCGCGCCGGAGCCGGTGAAGTCATTCGGCTTGTTTGGCACCGACCACGCCGCGTAACCGTCGTTGCCGAAGGCAAACGTGTACGGTGGCAGCGTGACGACGCCGCCGGTGACGTTGAAGTTGCCGGGCACGAGTGTGACTTGCGTCAGCGCGGACGTGCCGAGAAGGTCGCCGACGAAGAGCGCGCCGCCGTCACTGTTGCATATGCAGTTAAGGTTCGGCGCGACTTGTGCGACGATCTGGTTGCCGTTGGTCGTGTCATACGCGGTGGCGAACTGCCAAAGGTTTCCTGCGTCTACAGTGAAGCCTGACGCGGGCGTGCGGTCGGTGATGACGCTTGTGTTGTACGTGCCGTCGATGAAGAAGCGCTCAAGGCGGTCAGCCGATCCGGCGTGGACGTATGTCTGCAAGTCCTGCGTGTACTCATGCAGCGCACGCGGCAGGCCGCGCAGGAACTTGTTGATCGAGCGGTAGCCGCCGATCTTACGCGGCAGACCGCGCTGGAAACGGACCCACTGGCCGTCAACGTACTGGTCGCCCTCGAACTTCGTCCCATCCCGTTTGATGCCGGGCTTGGACATTATCTGTACGATTTGTTCAGCCATTAGAAGCCCGCATCCGCGTAAAGGTTTATAGTCGCGGTGTATGTGGGGGTAGTCGTGCCCACGCGCCGCACAGTCACCGATAGGGTTGAGGTCAGGTTTTCACTTATACCGGCATCAAGCCGCCAAGTCCGCGTGGTAGATAAAGCAGTCCACGCGTTTATGAAGCCTATGGTGAGGGGCGAGCCGGTCACTGTGACGTAAACCTCATAGTTTACGGCTTGGCCGCTAGGTGTGCACCAATTCCCCAAGAAGTTCGTTGAAGTGCCAGATATCTCGTTTTCTACGCCTGCGGATGTAAGTTGATACCCCGCCTGTGCAATACTGAGGCCACCAGTAACATCGTATACATCATAGCTACCTAGAGTAATACTGACGTTGCTCTTGCCGTAGAAGTTGGTCGGCACGATGATAGCGCCGGATGCGACGCCCGCCAGTGTGCGGACATCGGTGTCGTTCAGCGAAACCGTGGCGGTAGCGGATTTACCCAACTCAAGGTTGATGGACTGCCCCGCAGTGCTGCCACCCAAGCTGATTGGGCCTGAAGAGTTGAGCGTCATTATTTAGCTCCCCGTAGCTCGTCCAGTTCTGCCTTTAACTCTTTGATGGCCGCGAATGCAACGGCGACCAGTTTCTCGTAATCGACAGCCAGTGTGCCATCATCGCGAGTGCGGACGGCCA